ACAGATTATTTTAATACTAAACTTTATGCAGGTAATGGTGGTACTAACAACATTACAGGAGTTGGTTTTCAACCAGATTGGGTATGGATTAAAAAAAGAAATGCTACTGCAAATCATCATGCGTTTGATGCAGTAAGAGGAGTAACTAAAGTTTTAAAACCAAATGAAAGTGAAACAGAAACTACAGTAGCAACAACTCTTACATCTTTTGATAGTGATGGATTTACTGTTGGTTCAGATACTTCTGTAAATGGAAATTTACTTGCATCATGGAATTGGAAAGCAAATGGTCAAGGCTCATCAAATACAGATGGTTCTATAAACACAACTTACACTTCTGTAAGTACAACAGCTGGTTTTTCAATATGTTTATACACAGGCACAGGTTCTAATGCAACAGTTGGTCATGGTTTGGGTGTAGTTCCTGAAATGATAATTATTAAAGAAGTAACTGGTAGTGGTAGAAATTGGAGAGTTTATCATAAAGCAATGGGTAATGGTAAAGTAATGTATTTAAACAATACTAATTCTGAAGTAACTGATGCTACAGCTTTTAATAACACTTCACCTACTTCTTCAGTTTTTAGTGTAGGAACAAGTGGAGGAACAAATGATAGTGGTAATAGTTATGTAGCTTACTGCTTCGCATCAAAAACTGGTTATAGCAAGATTGGAAAATATAGTGGTAATGGAAATGCAAATGGAACATTTGTTTATACTGGATTTAAACCATCGGTAATTATAATCAAAGATAAAGATAACGCAGAAAATTGGTTTATTTTTGATAATAAAAGACCAGGATATAACTTAAATGCAAATCACTTAAATCCTAATAGTAATACAACAGAAACAAATTCATCAGCTAATACGATGGATATACTTTCTAATGGTTTTAAAATGAGAGCAACAAATAATGGTATTAACAGAAGTGGTGGTGAGGGATTTTTATATATGGCATTTGGTCAATCATTAGTAGGTTCAAACAACGTCCCTTGTACAGCGAGGTAGCCTCGCATGTACTTCGGTGCTACACCCTTTTCAGCCTCAGCTTTTTCAGACGTAGGATTTAATCCTAACGCATATGTCAATGCAATAGGATCACAACTTAATCTTACTATTGGTAATTCTACAATATCTGGAGACGCTCGTTTTTCAGTAACAGGTAATAGAGTAAACATAGGTACAAGCGATGTAATTATTGTTGCTAAAGCCAGACAAGCTCTTACAGGTCAAAGATTAAATCTTGCTATAGGTAATGCTGAAGCTTCTATTGGTAAAGATGTTCCGGTAACAGGGAACAGGTTCAATATAGCAAAAGGCAGTGTAACTGTAACAGCAGGATCTAAACCACCTATCGTTGGTAACAGATTTAATATTGGTACAAGTGATGTAACAATTATAGGTAAATGTAATCTATCCGTAACCGGTAATAGAGTTAACTTGACTATCGGTAATGCAGTTGCTAAAGCAAATGCTACAGCTATCGTTAGTGGTAACAGAGTCAATATATCAACTAGTGATGTAACCGTTGTAGCTAAGGCTAAAGCTTTACCTTCTGGTAATAGACTAAATATAGCTACTTCTGACGTAACACTTAGAATGTGGGAAGCAGTTCCTACTAACGCAACTCAAACTTGGCAACAGACAGGACCGTAATATGTTTTTTGGAGCAACTTCATTTTCAGCAACAACTTTTGCAGGGGTCGGAATACAGAATGTAGTGGTCCTACCAAATGGTAATAGGCTCAATATTACTATAGGTAATACGACTGTAGGGTTTGGAACAACTGTTACAGGTAATAGATTTAACCTTGCAAGTGGTGGTGTTTCTGTGATATCATGGAACCCGATAGATCCAAATGCAACAGGGGTGTGGGTCCCTATAGATCCATTGAACCCATAGGAGAAATATGGCATCAAGTTATTCGACGAATTTAAAACTAGAATTAATAACAACCGGAGAAAAGTCCGGAACCTGGGGTACAATAACCAACACTAATTTACAACAATTAGAACAAGCAGCATCAGGATATATATCTGTAGATGTTGCAGCAAGTGATGTAGCATTAGCTATTAGTAATGGTGCTATATCAAATGGTAAAAATTTATACTACAAACTTACAGGTACACTAGCAGCTAACAGAACTGTAACATTACCAGACTCCACAGAAAGAGTTGTAATTATAGAAGATGCAACTACTAGAGGATCTAATAATCGTACATTGACATTTAAAACGGCATCAGGGAACGGGATAACTATACCGGTCGGTTCAAAATCTTTATTATACTCTGATGGTACAAACGTTAACAAAGGTTTAATAAACAAAGGATACTACACAGTACCTGGAGCTTATACAGCTGTTGATGGTGATCAATTATTAGTTAACACATCTTCTGGCGGTATTAATAGTTCAGTTACTATAACACTACCAGCATCACCGGCTATTGGAAACGAAGTACATTTTATTGATAGCGGAAACTTTCTTGCATCAAACAATCTTACAATTTCAAGAAATGGTTCAAACATCTTAGGGTCAGCTTCTAATCTAACAGTCAACGTAAATGGTGCAGCCTTTACATTAGTTTATGTAAATGCAGCAAGAGGCTGGGCTTACAAAGATAAAATATAGGGGCGTATAGATGGCTCTAGTAGAGTATAGATTTCTTCCCGGAATAGATAAACAATCGTCAGATTCAGGTGCAGAAAACAGATGGATAGATTCTGACAACGTAAGATTTAGATACGGTCAACCAGAAAAAGTTGGTGGCTGGTCTTCTTTAATTACAGATACAATGGTGGGTGTAGCAAGAGCTATGCACGCATTTACTGATTTGTCTGGTAATAGATATGTTGCAATAGGAACTGATAAATTTTTACTTATATATTTTGAAGGACAACTTTATGATGTTACACCACTTAAAACTACTTTAACATCTGCAACGATTGCAACAACAAACGGTTCACCTACTTGTACAATTACAAAAGCTGCACATGGTTTATCTGTTGGTGACATTGTACAATTAGATAGTGTTACATTACCAGGTGCTACAGGTTATCAAAATTCTGATTTCGAAGATAAAAATTTTCAAGTAATAACTGTTCCAACAACAGGCACATTTACAATTACACAATCTAGTAATGCAACAGGAACTGTGTCAACTGGTGGTAGTTTAAGTATAAAACCTTTTGAACCAGTTGGACCAAGAGCACAAACATATGGTTATGGTTGGGGTGTTGCTAGTTGGGGTAATGGTAACTGGGGAGAAGCAGCGGCAGCATCTGATGTATCTCTTGAACCAGGTCTGTGGTCTTTAGATAATTTTGGTGAAGTATTAATTGCAACAGTTGCAAACGGAAAAACTTTTACATGGAATGGTGGAGCAGCAAGTCCACTTAACAATAGAGCATCTACAGCTACAACAAATTTTCAAACTACAAACAACCCAACAGCAAGTAGAATTACACTTGTGTCACCAACAACAAGACACTTAATACATCTTGCAACAGAAACAACTATTGGAACTACAACATCACAAGATGATATGTTTATAAGATTCTCTGATCAAGAAGCAATCAACACTTACGCACCAAGTGCAATTAACACTGCAGGTACACAAAGACTACAAGATGGTACTAAAATTGTTGGTGCATTAAAGGCCAAAGAAACAATTCTTATTTGGACAGACAATGCATTATACACAATGAAATTTATTGGTTCTCCATTTACATTTGGCTTTGAACAAGTTGGTACTAACTGTGGATTGATAGGTAAGAATGCAGCTGTTGAAATAGATGGTATTGCATTTTGGATGTCACCTAAAGGATTCTTTGCATTTGATGGTACAGTTAGATCTTTACCTTGTACTGTTGAAGATCATGTGTTTGAAAATATTGATACTACAAAAGGTCAACAAGTAACAGCAGGATTAAATAATTTATTTACAGAAGTTACTTGGTACTATCCGGGAGCAACATCTGAATACAATGATAAGTATGTTGTATATAATTATGGTGAATCATCACTAACAAAAGTTCCTGGTGGTGTTTGGTATACTGGAACTGAATCTAGAACATCATGGGTTGATGCAACTATCTACCCAAAACCTTTTGCAACTAAATATAACTCTACTGCTTCCGGTACTTTTCCTGTTGTTGTAGGCCAAAGTGGTTTAGGACAAACAACTTTATTTGAACATGAGATAGGAACTGATCAAGTTAATCCAAATGGTACAACTACAACTGTTACATCTTTTATTCAATCATACGACATAGATATGGAATCAAGGATGAGAAGAACACAAATGGGGGTGTCTGCTGGTGGTGCCGTAGCAGGTGAGTTCTTTTTAGCTTTACGAAGATTTGTACCAGACTTTAAAACATTAGCAGGTAATTGTAAGGTTAGCTTAGGTGTAAAAAGATACCCACAAGATAGTCAAACAACAACTGCGTTAAGTCCTTTTACAATTACATCTTCTACTCTTAAAAAAGATACTAGAGCTAGAGGTAGATTTTTGAATGTAAAAATAGAAAACGATGCAGCTAGTGAGTCATGGAGATTTGGCACATTAAAACTAGATCTACAACCGGACGGTAGAAGATAATGACTAAGATAGTAGTAAGAATACCTGAACCAAAAGAAGAGTACGATGTTTCAACACAAAAACAAATTAACAGATCTTTAGCAGGTGTGATAGAACAATTAAACTCTACATATTTAAATGAAGTAAAACAGGAGCAAGAAAGATTTTCTTGGTTTATAAGTGGCTAATATATATACAAACATAAAAACAGATCTAACAACTAATAACAATACTAGTATCTTTACGGTACCAGCAGCTACAACTGCTATTGTTAAATCTTTTATTGTATCAAATGATTCTTCCTCTAATGATTCTATTGAAATACAGATAGTAAGCACGTCTGATGCAATATTTAATCTGTTTAAAAGTCAAGCAATTAACGCTAATTCTAGTGTTGACTTACTTACAAATCCGTTAATATTAACAGAGAACGAGCAAATAAAAGTACAAGCAACCACAGCAGATAGATTGCATGTTATTCTATCTATGTTACAAATGAATAGAGATTAATTATGGCATTTAAAGAAGAAGGATCAATAGAATATATAACGGTAGATGGTAAAAAAGTACCAGTTGTTAAATGTGAAGCTGAGATAGTATTAAGAAATACTGTAACCAACACAGAATATAATTCAGATCAAGAAGCAGAAGATGATATTAATGATGTCAACACTGCTACAAAAAGAGAAGACGTAACTAGATCTGTAAAAATTAAAGTAGCAAAGATGCCGTCACTTGGTGCAGCATCTGATAAGGACGAATAATGGTAGCACCTAATTTTTATAATACAGTAGATCAAGGTATCTATAATCAAGGTTATAGTTTTATACCTCAAGAAAGATTTAGAGGTGCTTTTAATCCTAACACTAATATTGGATTTGGTTCTGGTATAACAAACACTGC